ACATATACGCAGCCATAGCGCCACTAACGTCAACTTCTTGATTTTCAGTTTCTACTTCTTCCTCAAGGGTTTGGGTAGCAACTGACTTAGGAAAATAATTTTCCTTCAAGGTGTTAAGTTTTGCAGTGAAATCGTCCTCACTGGTGAACTCAACATCTTCAACTAATCCCTCAAACTTTTCCTTTTCAGTCTCAGCGAGGTCTGTTGAAACTTTTGCGATAACCTGTTCACGAACAAGTGTAGATTTCTCTTTGTTCATGGTAGTCATCTTCTCGATTGTTTCATTGAGTTTGGACTCAAGTTCTTCAATCTTCTGAGCTTGACCCTCAAGGATGTCGTACTTCTCATCTGGAACATCAATGTAATGCTCTTCAAAGAGTGCCTTCAATCCTGTGATAAAGTCTTCTGCAATTTCACCTTTTAACCCACGGTCAATAGCGAGTTCGTTCTCTTGCATCCACTCTTTAACAACATAGTCAAGGTAAGAATCGACTTTTTCAGTCAGTTCGTTTTTGAAAGTTTCTACTTCTTCTGCAACTTCCTGTGTCTTCTCCATGTCAAGTCTTTCGACTTCACTACGCAGTTTAGACTTTACGGCAGCTTCAAAGATTGTAGTTGCTTTTGCAGTAAACTCTTCTGAAAGGTCTTCACCTTCTACCAGAGCGTTTACGTCATCTGTTACGTCAACGGAGTCGATATCTAAAGACTCAACCTTGTATGATGAACCCATGCAGTGTTTTTCTGCATACGCTTTTGCCTCATCGGCCTTCATACCCTTCATCATCTCAGCAACAGCGGCCATGGCTTCTGCCTTAGTCTTGTACTGTGCCTTAATCATTTCTGGTTCGTCTTCTTTCTCGTCCATTTCTTCCTTATCGTCTGAATCATCTTCTTCATCATCCGACTCGTCTTCTTCTTTGAGTTTTTGGGGTGCTTCGTCACCTTTTACGGCAGTAGGAATAGTAGCGTCTTTCTTGGTTTTCTTAGCGGCATCTGGCCCTGATTTCTCATCACCTTTTACCACTGGAGCACCAAGGTCTTCTACATCACCGTCTACCTTAGAACCTTTTTCACCAGCAACTGCACCTTTTTTCGGTGCGTCTGCAGCTTCTTCAAGTTCCGCAGTAACTTCTGCTTCCAAATCCTCAATTGTCTTATCTAGTTCTGACATTTGGGAGTTCTCCTTAATGTTAATCTCATTATACTATATTTATACAATTACAGTTTTTTGAGAAATTTTGCGAAGGCCAATGCTTGGTATTTCGCATTTCTTGAACGAATGCCTCGTTCAATATCCTCTTGGATTTCCGCAATCTCAACTTCTTTGAGAATACCGTTATTCCAAATCCATTCTTTACCTTCCATGATACCTTGTACAAAGGCCTGAGGTGCAGATGGGTCTGCTACAATATCGGCAGCGGTTGCCAAGTAGAAATCTTTGTTTACATAGTTTGCACCATTCTTTTGTTGCAAACTACCCATGCCTCTTGATGAGACTGCGAGTTTACCACCATCATCCATAATGTTTGATACAATACTACCCATTGGAGTTGACATAACTTTTGCCTCACCAACGAAGTTTTTACCATCTCTTACTAGAGATGTAACCATATGCGATACTCTTTCCAGATTGACAGTCGGCCCTTCTGGATGTCCAAGTTCACCATAACCACGATTCTCGTTAATGAACTCTCTGTTGTATCGTGCAACTTCCTTTTCTAAAACCTCAACAGGATAAATTCTACCGTTGCGGTTTTTGATATCTCCCTGTAGGAAGATACCTTTTAATTTGTAATTCTTTTTACCAGACTTTTCGTCCTCTTCCTTGAGGATTTCAACGTCATGTACTTCTTCTGTAATCAGTTTCATTGTAATCCCCTTATGCGTGATGTGCCACAGGTGTTAGTTTTACATCGGCGGATGCGGCGAATACTTTGTCAGTAGGTTTTTTAATTACCATGTGACTTGCACCAGCGCCTAGATGGAATGAACCCTGTGTAGTATTCGATGCGTTACAGACAGTAACTAATTGTGCGGCTGCATTTGTGTTCAGACAATATACAACAGTTGCACCATCGAATGCGGCACCAGCACCAGCGTTTGTTCCAGCGTTTGCGGCCGCAGCCAATAACTTTAATTTTGCCATTTTTACATTCCTAACATTTCTCTCTCAAAGTACTTCAAAAGTTCTTTTTCTTTGACTTTGAACTTCTTTGCGGAGTCTTTTATAGTTTTCTCAAAAGTATTTAGGAAATCTGAAGGTTTAGAGTCCATAATACGGAAAATATCATCGACTGCCTCCTTCATCTTAGGAGACAGTTTACGATATTCCTTTGATTTTTTGTGTTCATCTTTCTCTGGAAGAGATTGAACTACCTCATCAAACCGTTTCATCTTCCGTTTCTTCTACCTCTGGAATGTGTTGCTTAATCATAGATGCAGCAACATCTTTTCTTCTTGTCTCAAGACTTGCACCCACCTTTTGTGAGATTGCATTCTTGAATTCGTTCTCTGCACTTAGATTATCGCTATCTGCAAGTGCATCAATTATTTCTCTACTCATAACATTTTACCCTTTGGTTTTTTTGATTCAAATTGGTCATCTTCTCCACCACCTTCATTTGCAATTTCATCCTCAATCTCATTAATCTCTTCTTGAGTTTGTTTTAGAATGTGCTTTCTAATCCAAGCCTTTGAGAAGAAATTACCAACGTAGGGTTCAACAGTACCTAACATTTCCAGACGTTCTCTAAGGATTTCTGCATCACGCAACTCTGCGAAATGACCATCCTGTAAGTAATCATACTGGATATGTTCTTTGATTTTATCCCACTCTTCTTCAGCAATCACACCTGTAAGAATAAGTTGTGTGCGAAGAACATCATGGAATAATGCGGAGAACTTTTTACGAAGTCTCTGTACAAATTTAGAGAACTTCAATTCATCTCTGGTAATCTCTGTAGACCGACCAAGAGAGAAATTCTGTTCTGCTTCCATTCTGGACATAGGTACGTTTAACGACCTATACAGTTTTCTCTGGAAGTATGTGATATCATCAATCTCACCAAGGTTTGAACCGCCAGGCAAGGTTGTGATTTCTGTACCTCGGCCACCTTCTCTACGAGGTAACCAGAAGTCTTCCAACATTGACATATGATTTCTATCGTCACGAATCTCACCAGTTGATGCATCATAGACCAACTTGTTACGATAACGACTCATCACATCCTTTAGGTATTGTTCCGCCTTAATTTTCGGAAGGTTACCAACGTCAATGTAGAAAATTCTACGTTCAGGCGCTCTTGAAATACGATAGATAACCAATGCATCTTCAATCATTCTTAACTGATTGACAGGTTTGATTGCCTTATGTAGATAAGACAATACTGTACCTTTAGTTTGGTCAACCAATCCAGAAGGACAATATGTAATGGAATCTGCCGTGATTTTTAGTGCGGCCTGTGGTGTTGCACTATTGTCTACTACCTTTTCATTGTACAGATAATATTCAATAGTTGCCTTTGTTTTATCAATACCAGTAATTGGGTCAGGCCTGTCTTTGATGACTTCCCTTACCTTCTTAATTTTTCTGGGGTCAATATAACGAAGTTCCTTGATTCCTTTTCTTGTCTCTTTCTTATCAATTACTTTGTGGTAATAGATACGACCATCAACATACCATCTACGAAAGATGTCATGTCCTTTGACATTGAAATCAAGTAATTGAAGAACTCTGTCGAACTCTTCATGAATACGTTTTTTAACTTTATCAGAATACTCTAACCTGTCTAAACGCAACGCAACAGGGGCATCGTACTCATTTGAAGCGATGCCTTCACTAACGATATCTTCAATTGCAGAATCACACTCTGGTTGAATCGCAATGTCACGATAACGTCTGATTAAATCGTTTTCTGTCTTGTCTCGCCCATCGACATCTAATGTTTGACTGTAGAAACCGCCACCAGCGACTTCAATAGTGCCATCATCAGATGAAGGGAGAGTAAAAGACTCTCCCTCATCCTTTGAACGAGTGATTTTGAAACCAAATAATTCAGCCATAATAACTCCTATTTTCTACTACTATTTAGTAGGTTTCTAGAAGTTAACTGCTGAGGCTTCAAAGTGGTGATATCTCCAAGTTACTCCGAACTCTTCAATAGCGTTAGCAGTCTCATAACTTAATTCGATAGGTGCAACCACTTGTGGGAAACATCCACGAAGGATATAAGACTTGAGAACTGTATCATCACGGTCAAGTTGCTCAACAATTAGGTCTGCTTGGTAATCAGCAACATTGATAAGACCAGTATTCGTCACAGTGTCATTCATGGCATTCTGCCATCTTTCCATTGCGTTACGAACCATGAAGTCAGTATCGTTAATGATTGTTGTTTCCCAAGTGTCAAACTCACTATCACCTACGATGTAGAGATTTCTACCTCTGAAGGGAATAGGAATTTCACCCATTGTTCTGCCAGGCAACGCAGCCGCCTTGACAAGGAATGAAGTTCTTCTTGCATCTAAACCAGTTGCAATTGCGCCAGGCGTGTTCATAGTTACACGAAACTGGTTTGCTCTTGCACCGCCACCTGTCAGTTGTGCTTTAAATTCATCAATAGTAGCCATCTAATTATCCTCCTATCTCTGAAAACGCAACTCCTGTCCTCACGGCAATGAAGTTTAGTTGAATGAAGTTGATTGAACGAGCAGGTTTGATGAAGATGTCTGCAACAAACTCGTTTCGGTCAATGACCTCACCTGTGTTATTTGTACCATCACAAACTACTGAGAAGTCTGTGATACCTCTACGACCTTGAATATCTCTCAAGAACGGTTCTACCAAGTTTCTGAACTGGGCCTGAGTAAACTCATCGTTAAACTCAAACAGTTGGAACTTAGCGGCAGTTGCAATTGCCTTCTCAAGAAGGATAAACAATCTACGAACATTAATTCGGTCAAATGCACTAGGCTTAGAAAGCGCAGTCTTATCACCGAACAATACTGTTCCTTGGCCTGGGAATGTTACGACAGGGTTAATTCTGGCAGGATACAATGTATCTCTTTGTGCCTTGGTTGGGTTAAACGCAAGTTTAACTGCACCACGAATTTGACCTCTGTTGAAACCGCCAGGCGAGAAGAATGGGTCTGCAACTGTATCTACGTTTGCACATAGACCAGCAATATCACCATTCAAAGGTACAAAGCGATATACATCGTTGAACTTATCGTACATATACTTGTATCCACTGTCGAATACTGCATAGGACGAACTTGCAAGTCCATCGAAGAATGCTTTTACGTTAGCGGCCTGAGTAATTGAACTTGAGACATTAACAACATCTGCTCTACGAGGAGAGATAAATGCGACAACATCTTTTCTTGCTTCTGCAATGTCAATAAGGTTAGTTGCATGAGTAGTTCCGTCTGCACTAGCAGGAGCAGTACCAGCCATGATAAGGTTTACATCGACTGTTTCAGCGTCTGCAAAGTTATCGTATGCAAGTTTCAGTTCACCAACTGTCACTGCATAGTCATCTGTACCACCAGCAAGGTTATCATCTTTGATACCGCCTTTACCAGCAGTTGATGCGAATGTAGTACCAGCAACTGGGTCTGTACCAGCATTTGACAATGAAGAGTCATGGTCTAACCAGTAAATAAATTCTGACTGACCGTAGATTACATCTGGATAGTAGTTAGTTCCACCCTGTGCAGTTTTAGCAGATGCGGCCTGTGATACGAATGGAAATGTTTCAAGAACAGAATTAGTTCTTTCACCATTTGTATCTGCTCTGAAACCAGAGATGTCACCAGTTCTGTCAAATACAACAACGTGTATTTCATCACCGATAAGACCTTTACCAGTTGCATATGTTGATGTGCCTGGGGCCGCATCAAACAAGTCATGAAATCTCCAACGTCTACGAACATTTGTCGCAGCAGCAAGAGCAGTTTTAAGACCACCACCGTTTGGATTGTCTAATTGTTTAATTGTTAGATTGTCAGTTGAGATTGCAGTAACCTCATATTCTTGACCATCTGCTTCTTGAAAATGTACGATGTCGCCGACATTAAATGCAGCACCACCGTCACCAGCAGAACCACCACCATTGTCAATTCCAACAGTAGTTGCACCAATAGCAGGAGTACCAGTTGTTACACCAAGTGTTCCAGCATTTCCAGCAAAGTTTTGTTCATATGCGGTTGCGTTAGAACAAATTGACACACCAAGTGAGTTACCATGTGTACCAGCAGTTCTTGCACCCCATTCACCACTAGAACCTTGTCCAGCGGAGTAGTTATTTAAATAATCTGTAGTATCCTTGATAAGTAAACCAGAACCACCACTCATTGCATTTAAAATGGCAGATTCGGCACGAACAACTCTGAGTGCGTTACCGTACTGCAAAAAGTTTGCAGCGGTGAACCATGTCTCAAAGTTACTTCCGTTTGGTTTACCGAAGACCTTCAGTAATTCTTGTTCCGAACTAATTGCAGTAATCTCACCTACAGGGCCCTTCTGGAATGCACCAGCAACGGCACCAATAGATGTTGCAACAGATGGAACAACATTAGTAAGGTCTACTTCTTTAACAAGAACGCCAGGCGATAATTGAAAAGGCATCTTTGTTTCTCCTATTACTTTATATTAAAGTTGTTCACTTCTCATATATTTATCAATTCTTAGTTTTCAAAACCCATTTTTATATGCACCATTGCATATAAATAAAACTATGACACATTACAAACAATACAAGGAAACCATAAAAGAAGTGACAAAGAGAAACTATCGTAAGAGAGTAATCTGGGTCAATGAATTCCTTGCAAATCAATCCTGTTGTAATTGTGGGGAAACCGAAACGGCTTGTCTTCAGTTCTACCCACATAATTCTAAAATACGTTCTCTGTCTAAACGTAAAGGTTTAAATGCACAATCACGACAAGAAGTTATAAAACTTATTGACCAATCTAAGATTGTGTGTGCTAACTGTTACCTTAAAATTGAAAACGATATTGTTGAGATTATATAGGGTTTTACCAATTTGTATCGTAGTTTCTCACAATAGGCGACCAACGTGTACCATATTCGTCAACCATTTCACCCACATTGCTATCTTCTAATCCATCAGTAAAGAAACCAAACGGGGCCATATCCTGTTCTAGTTGATTTTGATGTTCTAAGAACATCTTTTCTCTAAGGTCAATATCAGT